AGAGTATTTATATACTCCTGTTGGAATGTTATGTTCCTGGCACGCTGCATAATTTTTTTCAAAATAATTATCTGTAACGTTCCCGACTTCTGTGATCCGGAGAATAGCAAACCCCATACCGTAATCCGCGACTGTTTTCCAGTCGATGTTTTTCTGCCAGGCGGAAACGTCAATTCCTTTGATTTCCATATTTTCCTCCAGAAAAAAGCCCGGCATTATACCAGGCTGTGCAAAATTATTTTGTTCCATCAGAAAACAAGTTGTTCAGGTTTTCGTCCGCCTCTACTTCCGGGATTCCTGCGACGCTTGTGAGCAGACTTACAACTCCGGCCACTACTGCAGACGATACAACCATCTTCCAGTCCACTGCAGAGATCACGCTTCCGGCTCCGATCACGCCCACTGCAGTCTGTGCCATTGTCTTTACTGCTCTGATTCCTGCTTTCTTCCACCATTTCACTGTGTCTACGCTTGGCTTAAATACGCAATTTTTAAACATTTTGCTCCTCCTTATAATCCAAACTGTTTTGCAATAATTCCAACTGCAATACCTAATATAGCTGTTAATAAGTAACTTGTTACTGTCCGCCACTTTTCCCCGTCTCTTGACTCAAGAGCTTCCAGTCTTGCGCTCTGCTGTCCCTGCTCTTTCACCATGTTCTCCATGTTGTTCGCAAGCGTCTGTACAGATGCAACTAATTCCTGGAGCTGTTGAACACTGTTTTCCAAAATTTCAATTCGCCTGTTCTGGCGATTATCTTCTGCTTCAATTCTTTTGCGAAACTCCTCATGCTCCGCCCTTGAAATCAGTTCATTTTCCATTTTTCTTTCCTCACATTTATATTATACAAAATAAAAAGAGCTGGTTAGGCTCTGCTCTGATTTTCTTCATATTTAATTATTCCTTTCAAACAAAAAGAGAGCATTTCTGCTCTCTAAATGCCCTCTTTAGTTAATTAGTTTCCGCTTTCGGTTCTTCTTCCTTGTTAACGTCCATCAGCTCATTATACTGTTCCTCGGTAATCCTGCCAGTTGCAAAGAAAATATCAATCTTATTCTTTAAATCATCTGTCAGACCGTTTCTCTCTTTAAGTTTCAGTAATGTTCTATATAACATAATCATACCTCCAATTCTGTTAATGCTACTGCGTATTCACTGTTGACGTAGGCTTCTGCCGCCTGCAAATCAGTATCCTGAGCACGTGCGTCCATGTCATAGATGTACTCCCTCGTATCGCCTATCTGCTGTTTTACATAGTTCCAACCGTTCTCCATTGAAATTGGATAGTTGAATACTGCATATCCGTCAAGCTGTTCTGAATTGATAGATATATTTGTGATTGGATAATATGTTGCAAGTGCTTTGAACGCAGCGATTTCTTCTGTGGTGAGGTCAGCTTCTTCGGGAGTGTTTAAAGGAACATATATATATGTTTGATTATTTTTCAGCCATTCTCTTTGCTCTTTGATGGTCGATAATTTTTGATTGTATAAACTCAAATAAATCTGTATGCTTCTAGGATTCCCTATATAAACGCAACTTTTTTTACCTAAACAGCCATCAAAACGTGTATATTCAAAATTATTCGACAGCAAATTATATTTGTTACACCATGTTTGCGCATTTTCTTCTATTGAAAATGGAGGAGATGCAAAATCCGTACGAATTAAATATTGTTTTCCGTCTGTTTCGCCTTCCCAATAATTGCGAAACATGTCAGCATTTGCACTGGCATCAAGAACATAAACCATCCTCACCAATTTCCCTCTCTCCACATCCACATAATCCGCAATATACTGCTGACCATCAATTGTGACGTTACCACCTGATTCTACTGGGATAGCATTTAATGTGTATGGGAGGGTGACGGTCTGTTCGTGGTAGGGTTCGTAGGCGGTTGAGGTGGAACCGAGTTCGATTTGAATTTGGTTTATAACGTCTTTTTTTGCCGAAAGCTTAATAAACTCACAATCATTAATCGTAATATATTTTTGACTAGGTGGCAATAAAGGTCTAGTTAAAAATGTTTTATCTGAATTATACTTTGCAATTCTGATATAATCCGAAGTAATATTATAAGATATAGTTATTTCATCTTTTACACGAATAAAATCTGTATAAAAATATTCATTATTTTCTTCAATAATGCCGCTTGGATTGATGATACCTGTAGAAATATTATTTGAATTCAATAAATTCTTCCCGCACACCTTCACTGTCGGATTCGCCACGCTTTTAATCTCCTGCGGATAGTCAGGGTTTGGGCTTGGGATACCACCGGTGTAGGGTTCGAAATCATCGTAGGTGGCGGTTAGGTCAGTGGTTATCATTGGTTTGAAGAGGAGGTTGTTTACTGTAGCCCCATTGAACACAACAATTCTGGCATTTCTTTTGTTTCCATCTCCGGAATATACAATCCCGTTTCCTGTATCTGAATTAGTATTCAGTGAACCGTCTAATCTATATAATGTGTTTAAGCTACCACCCTGAGGACATCCGACAATTTTATATTTTGTATCTTTTTCAAAAATGAAATATCCTATATGAAAGAGAGTATCCGACGTAGCTGTACCATTTATAGTATAAGTTCCATCGCCATTCGCGGTACAAGTAACACCATTCTGTGTAGTAGTCTGCAACGTAGCATTCAGCAAATTCTTCCCCGAATACCGTTTCTGCTCAGACTTCCCATACAGCATCATATCTTGAATCTTGCCATTGTCGGAATCGGCAAGATGATTTTCGCCTTGCGAACTGGCGTAGAATTTGGTGATTTTGGTGGATATATCTTCCTTTAGTGAATCAATCTTTTTTCCTGTGACTGCTGCATCTGCAGCCTTTCCGGAAACTGACAGGGTATCATCGATGCTTGTTTTTATATACTCCTGCTGTTTTGCGGCTTCTGCCTGCAGGTTGCTCATTGCCGTTTCACCTGTTGTCTGGATATCGGTTTTTACCTGAGTACCTTCTGCGATCTTATCTCCCAGAGATGTAACCAGACCGGCAGCTGTCTTATTTGTTGCATCTAATCCGGTTTTAGTTTCTGATGCTGTTGCGTTAGATGCGTCCAGATCCGCTTTGGTCTCGGCTGCTGTCGTGTTGGAAGCATCTAAGTTTTTCTTGCCGGTGTCTGCTGTGGAAATGGTTGTTTCCAGCTGGCTTTTTAAAGCAGTTCCCTGCTCGATATTCGAATCAAGACCCTGTTTCAAGGTTTCCGCTTTCTTTACATCTGCTACAAATTTCTGTTCTGTATGTTCGTTTTTCGCTACTTTTTCGGTTATATCTGTCTGCGCTTCGAGAATGTCAGTTTTAACCTGATTGTATTCGTTGTTTTCATCCGAGACTGCATTTATCGCATTAACAATCGCATCTCTGACATCTCGCCCTTTTTGTGCTTTTGCAATCTGGTCTGTATATTTTTTTACATTTGCCACTTTTATTCCCCCTTATTTACAAGGCAGTCTGAATATTCTTTTGACTTTAAATCTCTTACTTCTGACAGAACAGAGGTAAGCATGTAATCCATTAATGACGCAGGGATTCCATACTGTGCCATTGCTCCGAATACTACATTTCGAATTTCTTCTGTTCTTTTGTCCAAGATTGCTCCCAGTGGAGGAGCTTCTACTGCTTTCTCTACTGTGTTGTTATCTTCTTTCTGTTCCTGTGCGGTGCTTTCTTCTGTGTCCGACTCGGACACCTTTGTTTCTTCTTTAATAGTTTCTTTATTGTCCTTTTCTTTTACTTCATTCATTATGCTGTTTTCTCCTTTTCCTCATAGAGATTTTGAATCAGTTTAAGCATTACCGGAATTAATACACGAAAGTTCCAGTCTTCCGGTTCTCCTTTTTCATTTAACTGTGCCGCTTCCGGGAAAATGCTGTATATGTCTTCTGCATAAAATCCCGGCATTTTCTTTCCGTTTAACCAGTCTTCTGGACTGAGATAATTTTCTTTGTATTTAAACCATATCACTGGAACATTCAGCATTCTTTTCGCTTCATCTAATGTCATGTTTGCAATATGATCTTTATATCGCTTGGATGATGATGACAAATAAGCCACTGTTGCTCCGTCGCTTGCAAATACCATATGGCCTCCAGATGTCACATGGGAAAGATTAAATACTTTAAATGCGTCAGAACCATCCGAAAACGTTGAAGTACCCGTATGTATCTCTAACCCTCCATTAAAAATGAAAGCATGTGATCGCATACTTAACGTTGCATATCCGGTGGTTATTTTTCCGCTTGTAACCGTAAAATTTCCGATAGTTCCTTTCTTCGCTGCAAATGAACCGTCTGTGTTAATTTTAAAATAAGTATTCGCAGTAACCAAACCGTTGAAGTCAATTTTTGATGCGTTAATCTTAACGCTCTGCGCTGTCTGGTTAATTGATGATGCAATATCTCCCTTTGAAACTTTGCTGCTGATTGAAGTCTCGGTCTGCGTGATCCGAGAACTAAGACCACTTTCTGCATTCTTTGCCCTCGATACCTCTGATGTGATAGAGCCTTCTGCTACGGTAATTCTGGATATTGCAGTGTCCGCTGTATCTTTCGCAGTATCTGCAGTATCTTTCGCTGCATCCGCAGTGCTTTTTGCAGCGTCCGCCTGCGCTTTTGCAACGCTAATGTCCTGATCCTGGATTCTTTCCCATGATGCTGTTTTACTTCCAGATGTCGTCCCTGAGCACTTCCAAAGCAAATTGATGTTGTTTCCGTAATTTCCATGGTTCGGACTCTCCGGATATGTTCCTTTTGACAATTCTGTCACTGTATAGTTTGGCAATGATTCCGCAGTTCCGGTTCCTTCTCCTGATGTACTTGTCACTGATGCTATACTGAATCCGTAGAAGTTGCAGCTTGAGCTATCCGTGCGCCAATATACATAAAATTCTGATGCTGGAACAAAGACGGAAGCTCCTGCTATATCAGTCCCTCCGAATTTCCCTGCAAGTTTCATGGTTCCATTATCGTTGTAATAAATCTTTACATAATCGTAATTTACGCTTTCTGTTCTGGAATCGGATGAAAATGTGATCTTTAATCCCGGAGTTTTGTACGTGTACCTATACGCATATCCAGTTGTAATATCATAGTAAATATCCCCGACGTGCAAAGACTTTAAATCATCAGTTGCCCAGGCTGATGCTGGTTCATTTGATGTCGTCGGAATCTTACTTCCGTAGAAATTTCCGTTTTTCTCAGATACTGCCTGGCGTACTGTGGTTACTTCAAGAGTGATGTTGTCTACTGCCAGCTTTATAGCTGTATTCATTTGTTCTGTTGTAGAATAGTTTTTCAGCTTTGTATCTGTATCAGCTTTTGCATTCTTTTCTGCCTGATCTGCTGCAGTCTGTCCGGCTTTCGTGGCATTTGTTTCTGCGTTGTCCGCTGCCGTCTGCCCGGCTTTTACTGCGTCTTTGTATTTTTCTTCTACCTGTACTGTTGTCGTATAGGTTTTTGACACCTCTAAGGAAATGCTATCCGCCGCCTGATTGATTGCGCTGTTCATTTCTACTGTCGTAGAATAGTTTTTCAGCTTTGTATCTGTATCGTCTTTTGCATTCTTTTCTGCCTGATCTGCCGCGTCCTGGCCTTCCTGCACTGCGTTTGCATAGAGTTTATTTGCCATTTCCTGTGTCGTATATGTCTTCGACACTGTTGAGAGGATATTTGTCTCGGTCAGCGTTATTGCTGATCTGAGTTTTTCTTCCTCTCCCTTTGCCCTGGATACTTCTGCAGTTATGAGTCCTTCCTGTACTTCAATTTTTGAAAGCGCAGATTCTGCAGTGCTCTGCGCTGCTTCAATGTCCTTGTCTTTTACCCTTCCCCAGCCATATTCGTTATTATCATTTTTTTGATATTGATAAGCATAACCAGTCGTAGTATTGAAAAAGAGGTCTCTTTCATGTTCCTGTCTTAATTCATCAGTTGTCCAGGCTGAGGCTGGATTGTTTCCGGAAGTAGGCTCATAATTTCCATACCAGTTTCCGGATTTTCTTTCTAACTGCTGCTCCAGACTTGATACAGAAAGAGTTATTTTCCCATCCATGGCTTCCAGGGATGTTGTGACCTCTTTCAGAATCGCTGTTTTATTTGCAGAGTCTCCATCTGATATTTTGGTTTCAATGTAGTTTTTGCACTCTGTTGAAAGTGCTTCTGTTTTAACAGAACCGGCAAGGATTCTCTCTCCTATAATCTGGCCATCCAGTGTCATTCCGATCGTGTATGGTCCGTTATATCCATTGTGAGAACCTCCGATTCCGTTTTTATTTATCTGCAGTATATTTGTTGCCTGGTTTTTATCCGGTGCGTCCATGTACAGATCTCTGAGCCAGAGACCGTTTTCATCAAATTCGGTGAGCTTATATCCACCTTTCGCTCCCGTCATTTGCTTCGTAAGGTTATCAATTGCCGACTTCATCCATTCTGTCTGAACTCTGCCCGCGTCTGTTGCCTCTTGTCTGATCTGCGTGAATGTTCCGGATGTCTGATCTGTAAAAGACTGCTGTAGGTTTTCTCCAAGTGTCAGCTGCGCCTGATCTGGCTGTTGCAATGGTATTTTCATTTCCATAACCGGAAGAACTTTCTTCATTCCGTATGGAATTGCATTACAAAGCACTCTGTCTCCTATGTCAAACGAATCGTAATCCTGCCCGAATAAAGACAGGTCTACGGCAGTCAGCGAAATAACAAGGCTTTCGTACTGTTTGCTTGTCAGAAATTCAGTTGCTTTCTTTAACAGGTTTGCCGGAACTGATACGTCGTCCCATTTTTCTGTTCTCCATACCCATCCGAAATTTTCAACTGCTTCTTTACTGTATATGTAGTCTTTTCCATCATTTACTGATGTAATATCAACATTTTTTTCAAGTCGTTCAAATTCGGATGCGTTTTCGTCTGTTTCCTGTTCGATTGCTGCCCCCAGCGGGATCAGAGCTGTGATAACATCATCTGCTGTCATTGTCTCTGAATAATCCATCAGGTTTTCCCCGAATTGTATAGGCTGTTCGCAATATTTTCCGTATTCCTGAATAGTCAACCAGTCAAGATACAGCTTTTCATTCTCGTGTCTGAGTCGCAGGTATCCGCCCAGACGGTCAACTAATTTATCTCGGATTGCTTCCAGTGTGTTCTCTCTGTCTGTAATTCTGTACAGAGAATCATTGCTGTCGTGGATCGTTACGACTCCTGTATATATCTTTTTTCTGTCTTCCACCTGATTATTGTGAAGTTGTAACCATGCGTCTAACAGATCTCGTGGGGATATATCGTGCCATTCCTGCTGTGGCAGGATGCTGTCAGCAAGGAAAGACAATGCTCCGGTTGCTTTCACCGGTTGGTTCTTAAATCGGTCTTTCTCGCGTGTGCGGACTTCTCCGTAAAAAATTTCTGTATTTCCTCTGTATACAGAAACCATACTTTTTCTGTTGTGGATTTCCCCGTATAGTGGATTTAGCGGTGGAACCTTTAAAGTAAGTTCCCCCGCATATCCAGTCTGTAAATCCAGTTCCGGATTGATAACTGCTGCCTGCCGGTCCCCTGGATAATACAGGACTTTTCCATCTAATTTAATTTTATAAATCACAATGATCCCCTCCTGTAAACAATATCCAGTGTTCCGGATCCCGAAAATTCCAGGGTTTCATCTGTTCCAAATACAACAATATCCGGAAATCTGTTTCTTCCAAGCGTCAGTGTGTATGTCTCTCCGCATCCTGTAACTTTTAAACCTGCTGCACCTATGCTTTTTACATTCAGCACCGGCACTATTGCAATATCTCCAGCGCATACCGTGTATGATCCGGAGCCGGAAATTGTAATTCCGGCTCCCTGATCTATTACTCCAGTTTCAAAATCAAATGGATCCCAAAGCCAGTCATCTGTTGAATCTGCAAGTGAATACTTATATGGATCTGCTTTCGGAATGCTTAAATGAAATTGTCCCAATTCTCTGAACCGGTCAAAATCTGTTACATATACTCTGCCGGTCCAGAAATGTGCCGGGTCATTCGAGAATGTTACTCTCACATTCTTCCCATGCAGCTGTCCTCGAATGTTTGATATGAAGCTATCCCAGTCTTCCCTCGACTTCTTTCCTCCAAGTAAAATATCAATTTCTCTCGATTTATAGATTGTTCTTCCTGCGATTGCTTCTGAACCATCCAGAAATCCGTCTGCACCTGGAATATCAATGTAATATGTTTCCACATCAGGCTCTTTGATATAGTCATTGTTTCCAATCGCGCAACCCCAGTCTGACAGCGTATTAATGACTTTTCCTGTATTTTCAACTGTGATCGTTGCATCTATTGTTAATACATTTTTCATTTATACGCCGCCTCCTTTGCTATTCTTCCAAGTTCTGTATTGATCGCCGGCGCGAGCTTTCCAGCCCACTCTCTGTTATCAAAATAGATTTCCTGTCCTGCGCTCATTACCTGGATCAGCTGTGCCAGCATTCCGGTTATTCCAGTAATATCTGTTTTATTCAGGTTATTAGCTGGTTTCATTGAACTTGTATCTAACTGCATATCCATCTGAACATCTTTCATTGCGTCAGCAACAAGTCCCTGACTATTTTCGATTCCTGTTGCAAGGCCTTTCATAAAGTCTGGCATCCATTCCTCATAGTAATGCAGCGGGCCTTCGTCCGGTCTGGAGAAATGCAACCACGATCTGATTGTATTCGCTACGCTTGATACTGCATTCGTTACATTACCTATGCAGCTCCTGATTCCGTTTGCAATACCATTCACGAAATCCTGTCCCCAGCGAACCGCCTGTCCTGGCAATCCTGTAATATAACTGATTGCACTGGAAAATCCATTTACAACAGCGGAATATACACCTGACAGTGCTCCAGATATTCCAGATACAACGCTGTTAAATGTATCAACAGCTCTGTCTTTCATGTTTCCAGCGTATTGTATAACGGTTTCTTTTACGTTCTGCCACGTTTCGGACGTTCTCTCTCTGATGTTATCCCAGTATTCTGAGGCTCTGTCCTTCAAATTCTGGATTGCTTCTGTTGCACTTTCTTTCAGCTTTTTCGCATTGTCGACAACGAACCCTTTGATTGCTGTCCATGCTTTTGATGCTGCCCGAGAAGCAGAATCCCATATTTTTGACGCTGTGTCCCGGAACCCTGTAAATAGTGTTGTGACTGCGGTAACAAGTCCTTTTGCCAGAGTGGACACAACCTGCTTAATTCCGGTCCATATTGTTTGCGCTGCGTCTTTGATATTTGTCCAGATATTTGATGCGTCTGTTTTGAGTTTATCAAAGTTACCTGTTACCAGGTCGATCAGTAAGATCACCGGTGCAAGAATTGTATTTTTCAACAACTCCCATGCGCCCTGTGCAATCGTCACAAGTCCCTGCCAGATGTTCTGCAGTGTATTAACTGCATTCTGCCATAGCGTTGTGATCGTTGTCACAATTCCGGATATAACCGGATTCTGCATCATTGTCGTCCAGATATTTGCAAAGAAATCTGATACCTGCTGCCAGATACCAGACCACCACGCCGGAACACCTGCAAAAAATGTAACAACGCTGTTCCATGCCTGCGGTATTGTTACGGTAAAAAAGTTTACAATTCCATTCCATATCTGCATGAAAAAGTCTGATACCTGCTGCCAGATTCCAGACCACCATTCCGGAACTCCTGAAAGGAAGTCCATCAGTGTGCTCCATGCCTGCGGTATTGTCTCTGTAAAAAATGACACAATTTTTTGTACAACTGCATTTACTACATCCCGGAACCATTCGCATTTTGTGTACAGCAATACCAGAGCTGCCACAATCGCGGCTATGACAGCAATAACCGGGTTTGCGGCTATTACTCCAAACAGTGCGGTAAAAGCACCTTTTAGCTTTCCAATAATACTCGTTATTGTTGTTAAAGTTTTCATCTTAGAAAACAGTCCTGTAATTGCAGATATTCCGGTTGCAACTTTTCCAACCATTATCAGCAACGGACCAATCGCGGCGACTATCAGTGCAATTGTGGCAACTACTTTCTTCTGTCCTTCGCTCATTCCATTGAGCTTTTCAACAAACCCTTGAATAACCTCTGCCGCTTTTCTGATATATGGCATCAGGATTTCTCCGAAGGCTATTGCCAACTCCTGCAAGGCACTCTGCAAAGTTGTAAGCTGTCCAGAAAGATTATCCTGCATGGTTTCAGCCATATTCTCCGCGGCTCCGTCGCAATTATCAATGTTCTTGATTAGCTTTTCGTAATCTGCATCTGATGCGTTGATGATGGCCAACATTCCGGACATGGCTTCTTTCCCGAAAATAGCTGTTGCGGCCTGGGTCTGTTCTGCTTCTGACATATTTCCCATTGCTTCTCTCAAGAAATCCATGGTTTCTTTGAGAGATTTCATGCTGCCATCTTCGTTCTGTAAAGCCTTGTTGTACAGTCTTACGTTTTGCGTGGTTCCTTCCTGCAACTGTGTCAGGGTTTCGTTTGCACTTGCAAGCTCCGTCTGCTTTATTTCCAACGTTGCTGCAGCATTTGAAGCTTCTGTTGACTCAGCTCCGTATTTTGACACCGCATCATTGTATGCCTGCTGTGCTTTATCCGCTGCAAGTGATGCTTTCTGCACCCTGAGCATTTGCTTATCAACTTTTGCCTGATCTACGGCGGTTGCGGCTTCTGTTGCGTAAAAGCCCCACTTTTCCATTGCGTCTCCGACATCTTTTGACGGTTTTATCATGTTTGTCAGAGACGCTCTCAACTGCGTTCCGGCTGACGACGCTTTGATTCCGCTGTTCGCCATGAGTCCAATTGCTACCGCCGCATCTTCTGCACTGTATCCCAGCGCGCCTGCTACCGGAGCGATGTACTTAAATGTTTCTCCCATCAAGCTGACGTTTGTATTTGCACTTGATGATGCCTGTGCAAGCACGTCTGCAAAGTGCGAACTGTCTTCTGCTTTCATGCCGAACGCCGTAAGCGCGTCCGTAACAATATCAGAAGTTGTTGCAAGATCTTCGCCAGATGCAGCTGCAAGGTTCATTATTCCCGGAAGACCATCATACATTTGCTGCGCGTCCCATCCGGCCATTGCCATGTATCCCATAGCGTCTCCGGCTTCTTTTGCAGAGAATTTTGTCTGTGCTCCCATCTCCCTTGCGCGTTCTCGCAACTTGTCCATGTCTTCCGCAGATGATCCGGATATTGCGGCCACATTTGACATAGAGCTGTCAAAATCTGCCGCAGTCTTTACTGCTGCTGTTCCAAGGCCTGTCACTGCCGCCGTCACAGGAAGCATTTTTTCTCCGGCAGATGTCAACGACTCCCCTATTTTCCCGGATGTTTCAGAAATCTCGGCCAGTTTTGCAGATCCTGATCCAACTTCATTCTCAAGTGATTGCAGGCTCTGTTCCGTTTCTATGATCGTCCTTTTCAGAGCGTCATATTGTTCCTGAGATACTTTTCCCTCCTGGAATTTCTGCTGTACTTCCCCTTCTTCGTTTTTCAGAAGTTCCAGCTTTTCTTTTGTGTTTCCGATTTCATCAGACAGTGCTCTCTGTTTCTGCTGTAATAGTTCCGTATTCGTAGGATCCAGTTTCAGCAACTTATCAATTTCTTTGAGTTCAGTCTGTGTAGTATTTATTTTTGCATTCAGACCATCAAGCGACTGCTGCATCTGAGTAGGTGCATTCTTCGCTTCATTTTCCAGAGACTTCAAACTCTCCTCGGTTGCAATGATTTCTCTTTTCAGAGCGTCATACTGTTCCTGGGAGATTTTTCCCTCTGCAAACTGCTGCTGTGCCTGCTGCTCTGCAGTCTTTAAGGTTTCCAGCTTTTCTTTCGTGCTTTCGATTTCGTCGGCAAGCGCTTTCTGTTTCTGCTGTAACAGTTCCGTATTCGTAGGATCCAGTTTCAGCAGATTGTTTATATCTTTCAGCTGTGCCTGTGTGGTCTTTATCTGTGAATTTACATTTTTAAGTGAATTTTGTAGTCCTGTGGTATCGCCGCCAATTTCAATCGTAAGTCCCCTTATGTCGCGGCCTTTGGACAAAAATTATCACCTCCGTTTAGAATTTATCCATATCCTCCTGAGTTGCCATCTTCGGCCATTTATAGTCGTCGTTAATTTTTTCCGTAAAAATATCCAGGACGAGACCTACTGTCAGAAGGTCTAAATCCTGGATACTTATTCCAACCTGTGCGCACCTGAGAAGGAATAGAGGTGTCGTCATTTCCCGGCTACTTGGTCGAAGTTTTTTTTTGCTTCTGCCTGTGTCTGCTGGTTCAGGTTCCAGAGTTTTACAATCTCCGGGAAAATTGTATAAATTGAAAATGTGTCGAACTGATCTAACCAGTCGTATACATCTTCCGGGAAATCCTGTCCCTTTTTCTGTGCTGCGTGTTTTGCCATTACGAATGCAACGTTTTCGAACATCTCTAAGTCCTCAATAGGGATGTCCGACTCGGACACCTTCGTTTTCTTCTTATCCTGTGATTTTTTTACGGACTTTTCAATTTTTGCCATGTCCTGAAAAATATCTCTTTGAAACTGGATCCGGTAGATCCTTGGAATTGCAGCAGAAGCGGCAAAAAGCACCTCTTTATCATCAATTTTAATTGTTTTTGTCAGCATTCTTATTCTCCTACAGCTTTTTATCTACATTAACAGCCTGCGTTGCTTCTGTGATTGTTTCTGGATAGTACACTGTCTTATACCATCCGCTGTATACGGTGTCATCTGTGTCTACCGTTGTCTGAGCTTTTACCCGTCCGTTCGGAAGTGGAGCATTGCTGATCGTAATTGTTTCTGTGCCAGGTTCAATGCTATCCTCTTTAGTCTCGGATTCGATTGACGGTCTGGTAGCTGTGCAGTTATAGAGAACTCGCCTGATTCCTTTTTGATCTCCGTCAAATTCAAACAGAAATGCAAATTTCTGTGTATCCGTAGAATCACTGATTTCATGCAACACACCTTTTTCATCCTTCTTTTCTTTCAGAACATCCTGTCTGAAAGAATCCGGAATTAATGCAAATTCTGTATCTCCTTCATATCCGTTGTTTGCAGCTGACACATAATACTGGATTCCGTCTGCATAGAACGGTGAAATATCTCCATTTGCGTCAAGTGATATGGATACAGATCCCGGAATTGCTTTCGGGACTCCAAAAGTAATTGTTCCATCTTCTCCTTCGTTCTGTAATGCGTAATGTGCGTTTTTAAGATTGTACTTAACTTTGTTATCTTTTTTACCCATCTTTATACCTCCATTTCGTATAAAACTTCGTACATTTTTTCTGAGTCAAGATATTCTCCTGTCTTATCGTATGTGATTCCATACTTATCCAGGATGTCCTCTATCTTCTTTTCATTATTCCAGTCCTTTTCGTCTGAATACAATTCGATATTCAGAACGTCAATTTTTGCATATGTAATCCCGTCTGCGTGAAAATTATCGCTTTCCGGGATTCTCCATACGATAAAAGGCGGCTCTATCCAGTTATGAGTCGAAAAATGATCGTATTCATACGGTAAGCCGATTTCATTCAACATTTCTTTGATATTTTCAGCTGACATCATAGCCTTGACATGATCTCCTTTTCCAGCTCTGCTATTGCTGCCTGTTCTGCAGGTTCTACATGTTTAATTGCGGCCACCCTTCCGCCTCCTCTTTTCTGATGCCCTTTCTCAAGTAAATGCACCAGGGAGTATTTTGTATCGTGGATCGCAATAACTAAACTTGTAGAATTTTCTTTCACAACAGTTTTCTTCCATCCTTTTTTATACTTTCCGGTATTTACCGGGGATGTCTGTTTCAGCTTTGATACTGTCTTTTTTGCGATATTATTTACACATTCCTTCGTTGTCTCAGCACATTGTTTTCCATAGTCTTCAACAAGTCGATTTATTTCTGCTGCCAGATCATCAATTCTGATACTATCCGCCATTGTCGCCCCTCCTGTCTTTATACAACTGTACGATCTTTTCCAGTGACAGATATATTACAGGCGGTGTAGCGTCAAATTTCTCCTGAATCTGCACTATTTTGTATTGAGCTGGGTCATTTGATTTTTTTTGAGTATTCAGAATTACAATGTCAAGAGATTCTATGTCGTCCGCATTCAATGTTGCTGCCGGAATGCTCAATAGTTTTGTTATCTTGTTTCCTGCTGTCTGTGCATCAAAATAGCGTCTCTCTCCAATTGTGCGATTTCCGAAGCGAATGTCTTTGAGCTTGGTGTCTACAATCGTCCTTCCTTCTGTTTTGCAGATGCTCAGCATTCCGTCTGTAAACGTTTCAAACTGTTTACGCCTGGCTCTTGGCATATTCTTCCACCTTCTTTGCTATCTGCAGTCCAACGATCTCGCTTTTGTAGTTTTCCCAAAACTGCTGCAGTTCTCCGGAATACTCATACATTACAAGCTGAAAAAGGAGTGTTCTTTCCTGGGTATCCCCCAGGAAATCGCACTCCCCTATTTTTCCGACCAATGATGCCATGCCCCTTTTTATCATTCCAAGGAGTTTTTCGTCTCCTTTTGGATCGTCCCAGGTGATGTCCAGATAGTTTCTGACATCCTTCAGAAGTTTTGATAAATCATTTTCTGACATAGCACTCATTTTATCACTCCTTGGTTACAGTTACGGTATAAGTCTTTGTCTGCTCTCCGTCTGTGACTTTAACAGTTACGGTATTTGCTCCGGCGGTCCATGTGATCTTTCCACCGTTTGTTACTTTGCTGGATCCCGCAGTAATTTCAATCGCTGCTGTTCCTGATTTCGGAAACGCTGTGATTGTATTTGTTGCAGTTGTTGTTTTTGCTGTGTATGCGTCTGTGTCGCTATCAAATTTCGGTGAGAGAGTTAATCCTCCGATTCTCAGATCAGACAGCAGTGCATTATCTACGTGCTCCTCCTGTTTGCTTACGACCTCAAAGCGAACCGGATGCAGATCTGTAATATCCAGAACGACAAAGGCATTGTTATCCAGTGCGAATCCATGAGCATATAATTTGATAAGATATACTCTTTCGTCTTCCAGGAATCTGTATTCATCTGAATATTCAATTTTTCCGTTCTTAGACATTCCTACGCCAAGGAAATACTTTCCGGCCATTCCGTATACTGCAGTTCCTTCTGTAACTGCTGCTGACTGGATGATTTCCAGAGGAATCGGAAGTGTTGAAACATATACGCCGTCCGGAGACATTGCGCGTGTTGCCGGAAGGATTCTTTTCCAGTAATCTACCGGATTTACGATCATAATCAGGTTATCTACTGTTCTTGCCTGGCCTTTGCTGTTTCTTGCCATGATAGATGTAACATTTCCAAGCTGGATCATATCAAGAGCTGTCATTTTGATAGTCTCTTTTTCCGGATATTCTCCGGACACAACGTTCACTCCGTCTCCTACCTGGCGCGCCATTCCGATTGGCATGTCTTTTCCGGTACCATTTACAATTCCGTACTCAAGTCCATTTGCAAGAGCTTCTGTGAGTACCTGACGCACGTAGTTATCTAACCATGCAGGGCCTAAATCAAGCATAGCTTTTGATACTGGCAGGAATGCGCTCAGTTTATCCTGAGTTACATCTACTTCCTTGAATCCGGATGTCAGTTCTTCAATGATCTTGCTGCTGAGTTTGCCCCATGCTGCTTTCTGCTCTCCGTTTGTGTTCAACATCATTCTTGTGAGACCAGTTACGGTTGTCGCATTTAATTTTGACAGCAGCGGATGATTTGTTGTCAGTTCTTCAAATACAGAATCAATGATTGTCTCCGGGAAAACAGTCTCAATATTGTTGAGAGCCTGTTTTGGATCCGAAGATTTCATTGCGTCAATTACTTTTTCGTAATATTCTCTTTCTGCGCTTGTGAGCTGACGCACACCTCTCTGTGCAAGCACATTCATATCGCTCTGATTTACAAGCTCTTTCGCCTGTTCAAGCACGTTCTCCTCAATATCCTGGCATAATTCCAGATATGCTTTTGAAAACGCTTCTGAATCATTCTCCGCAACAGCTGCGTTCATTCTGTTGAGGATTTCCGTTCTCTTTAATGCGACAAAATCTTTATTTTTCATTTTAATCTCCTTTTTTGAATCCCTGCAGAAATCCCTGCAGTGTGTGTTTCTCTGGTTCTTCCGGTTTCTTTCCCAGTTCGGGTTTCTGCCCCTTCTGCATAAGTTCCAGCTGCTCTCTGAAAGACTTCGTATCTTTCATATGCTGCATAACTTCCTGGAGACGTTTCTGCATTCCTTCTTTTGTCGTGTCTCCATCTGGCGCGTGTCCATAATCCTCTACCTTGTCGATCAGGCCATATTCCAGACAATCATCCGGAGTCAGGAATGTTTCTGCCTCCATCATGCCTGCAAGCTGCTGTTCTTCCAGATTTGAACGCTCAAGGAAGATTTTCCGATTGCTTGCCGTAAGTACGTCCAGATCATCCGCTGTTTTTCTCAGCTCTCTTGCATTTCCGGATGCAGTTACCCATGGTTCGTGGATCAGTGCTGTTGTTCCTACACCCATTATCCTTTCGTCACATGCCTGTAAAATCACAAAAGCTACGGAATACGCCACGCCATCAACAATTCCTTTTACGCGGCTTCCAGACTGTTTCAAAAGGTTGTAGATAGTTACTCCCTCTTTTACGGATCCACCATTTGAATTGATATGTAATTCAATTGTATGATCTTCCGGAATTGCCGCCAGCTGATCGCGGAAATACTTCGCAGATGTCTCGCTTTCGGTATATGACCATGTTTTCCAGTCAAATTCTCCATACGCTGATACATCATCATAGATGTATAGCAAATGTACTGCCGGATCTGCTGCCTGCTTAAAACAGTAATTTGTTTTATTCTGTGTTTTTTCCATTCCCGCCATTTTCTCCACCTCCTTCCAGGCTGTTCAATAAATCCTGTACTGTGCTGTAATTCTTTGTTATGAAATGCTGGTTCGCCCATTCTTCATTGATCTGTGGCTGTCCCATTGCGCGCAGGATCATGTTGATCGTATGCGTTCCAGACTGTACCAGCTTGTCAATCTGCGTCGCATTGCTGAATATGTCAACATGCTTAACGTGTGACGTGTCTACCATGCAGCGGCTGCCCTTCAATACGGCTTTCCCGTATTTTTTACGGTTGATTTCACTCTCTAAGGATCCGGCTAATGGATCCAGTGCAACAGTCAGCAGTTCGTCTATTGCCTTGCTGTTGTCCTGCACGTCCCCTTTCAGGATTGACGGAGGGATTCCTATTGCCCTCGCTGTAAAGTCAAATACATCATCATACAGGGCTTTTATGTCTCTTGTTGTTGTTTCATTGTAGTTCTTTGATCTGTTCGTTTCTGTGAATGTATATCCTTCGAACAGTGGCAGAACTGCATTTTCGCTTTCAAAGAATGTCTTAAAATAATCATTCAGCAACTTTTTGAGAGTATCATCAAAGTTTTTGCTGTTCTGAGCTACGGCTGATATGTCCAGAGTCCCTTTTGAGCCATGCGACTGCATAAAAGTCTTGGTTCCGTACTGGATCAGCTTCGCATAGGATCCATATAACCCATGTAGAATCGTATTTACATTTTTCCAGTTCGGTTTCAGATACAGAACATCTGTGGATCTAAACGATCTCTGAAAAGTGTAATCATCAATCTGCACCTGGCTATACGTGTTCCCGTACAGTGCGCTTCTGGTTGTACAGAACGAATCTGCCACATAGAGCTGTCCATCTATTCCAGCAACAACCAACGCCTCTCCGTTTCTGAACATCTTTTCGATTAACTTATCAAAAAACTGCTGTTTATTCTGGTTTCTGTTTGGTTCGTAGTTCCAGGTATAATATTCATCCCGGAATATTTCGTCACCATTCAGGAATGTACGAATCTCGCATTTTCCTAACATTTTTGCAAGAATCTGAATTGCTCTCTGAAAAGCCAATTCCCTTAGATAAATTTCTGTCATTATGTTCTCGATCGGATTGTCTGCAATCTCAATTCGAGACACATTTTCAACTGACTGCTCTGGTTCTGGCTTCCCCCTTATCAGATTCCTGAATGAAAATCCCAACCTTTCTCACCCCCTTTCAGTAAGTCATTACTCCAATATCAGGCACTGCTGCCGTTTGTGCGTATGGGATCATATCCTCTATCGCCATTGACGCAACAAGTGCCATGAACGGGTCTGTTTTTCTGCTTTTTGCTTCAATTTTCCCGTATACATAGTTTCCTATGTCTGCATCATCTTTCTTTCCCGGTTTTCTCCCGTATGGGATCATTTTTGTATTGTTCGTCCCCCAGCGGAGCACTGGATTGTCTCCCCAGATAAAATTGTCATTTGCGAAACAGCTGTCTATCACTGTCGCAACTCTCATTATGTCTGAGGGACGTACAAGCTTTAAATTTTTATATACTTTTGCGTCGAATCCAATTTCCCGGAGTGCTGCTGCCAGCAGAGCATAGCGGAAATCGTCAATCGCAATTCCTTTTATGCAATATTTCATCATTGCTGCTTGAATATAATCAGTGATGATCTCCGGATGTATCTCCACATCATCCACCATTGTCAGCAGTCCTCTCCGTCTCCATTCTTCCAGAGGAGCTTTTATCCTTGGAATATCTTTTGACTGGCTGCACAACCATGAATGATTGATGTCATACCGGATATTTTCATCTCTGAAATGCAGATTTACGGAAACAAGGTCCGTAATCTTCGAGAAGTCAATCCCGCAGGTGCATGTCCACCCTGACAGATCCGGTATTTCTCTGTTCGTGAGCTTTATTTTCTCATACGAACATACTTTTATGTCTGTGGATCCGCTTGGGATATTCATTCTCTTTGTCATAAATGCAGTGAGACGTTCAGGATGCGCTAACCAGTCATTGTACTCTTTTCGCATTTCTCCCATTAACGTCGGGAGATATGGCAAGGACGGATTTGCTTTTTCCCAGTTCTTTTCGTCGTATACTTCTTCTTTGTTGTCCAGTCTGCAGATAAATGGCAGCATACCATTGTCCGGAAGATCATCAAAAAGAATATCCGTCGCTGTCCCAAGCATATCGTCAAGTGGTCCTTCTCTTATATCTCCCTGGGTGGTGTAGTAGGACCGGCGCGGATGCGGTTTCTTCCCCAGTCCGGTTGTGAACACTTCAATGTTCTTGTAGTCCTGATATTGATGTATCTCATTGAACACCACCATACCGGAGCGCATTCCGTCTTTTCCGGATGGGTTGTTTGTACGTCCCAGAATCGTTGATTTCGTTTCTGTTCCTACTACCTTCTCAGATGTCCAGTAATAGAATTTTTTTAATTTTTTCGTATGTTCAGGCGTTTCAAGAGCTTCCACCACATCTTTGACGGGTCTTAGTGCCTGGTCTTCGTTATTTGCACATATATCAACGTCATATGCGCGGATTCCGTTGTATGGACTCACCAGACAGGCAGCTTCCCAGGCAATCGTGCCATCTTTTCCGGCTCCTCGACCTAACATACAAAACAGATCCGGCCAGCGCGGTGTTTTCGACACTCTCCAATATGTACAATCATGTAGTCCTACTACAAAGATCTGCCAGGGAAACAGCGTTTCGAATGGAAAATACTTAGCAATCCCAATGTATTTCGTTAGCTGCTCACTGTCTACATATATGTCTTCAGTTTCAAAACACTTTCGAACATGTGATACCAGTGCTTTGACATCCCTGGAAGTCCTGATCTTCTCAGCCTCGACGGCCTCCATGAACACCTCAATACGTGGA